TATGAAATCTCACGTCCCACTCGAAACTGGTAATCCCGGACGCCCGCTGACCGACTCAACACCGGCCAGCGGGCACATCCATCTGCGCGTGACGATGGAGCGCAAGAATCGCTACGTCCGCGCCGCTCGCTGGCCGGAATGAACCGGACAGCATTAACCAAAAGCAGACCATGAAAGAAATTGAAATAGTAATGAAAAAGGTGAAAGACTGCAAAGGCAGTGTGAGATTCGGCACCGACGATGAAAAAGCCCCGATCAGCGACGTTTATGTTTCCCGCGCCACCGAAGGGGTCAACAATGCTCAGTCCGTCACCATCAAGCTGACCATCGGGCAAAAGTAAACTAACCCAGGCACTCCGGCGAGCTTGCCGGGGTGCCTGTTAAAAAATGACCACCGAACCGACCCCGGCCGAACGGCTCGCCGCGCTGGCCAAGCGTTGCCATGAAGGCAATCTGTCCCTGGCCAGAGCCAAGGCGGTGCTGGACACTGGGGTTCTGGTTCAACTTCAACTTTTAACCACACAGAAAAATTATGAAACACACCAAACAAGAAAAAAACAGATCAACCAAAACTAAACGCCACGGCACCGGATTTTACATAATCAAAGGGGCTTTGCAGTGGTTGAAAAAGGGTGATCCAACCGAAGCCGTCCGCGTTTTAAACACCGTATTGAACGCAGCAAAAAAATACAACATTCACTTGATCCATCTGAAACAAATTGAAAAGGCGCGGGACGAAGCCGACATCGGCAACCCCGCCACGGCTGAAACCTTCTTGGAAATGATACTATCTGACTTATGAAACACACCAGCACCTACACCCTGACACGGGACAAAACCGGCCAGCCGGTTTGCACCGTTGAACATCACGGCCAGACCTACCCGCTGACCCCGGAAGCCAGCCAGAAACTTTACAACCATTCCCCGGACGGGTTTGAATGGGGCTATGCCGGCAGCGGGCCGTCCCAGCTTGCCCTGGCCATCCTCGTTGATTACTTGGCGCAACGGGACTTTGTCCCATCACTGGCCTTGGCGATGTACCAGGAATTCAAATCCTCCTTTCTTGTCCCGACCCCGAAGGCCGGGCGGGTGATAACCTCCAACGAGATCGAAAACTTTATTTACCATGAAACGCACCAATAAAAAAATGACCCGGGCCGAGGCGGGCCGGCTGGGGGGGCAATCACGGTCGAAAGCCAAAAAGACGGCCAGTGCCAAGAACGGAGCCAAAGGCGGCCGACCCGGAAAGGACAAAACTCCATGAACAAAACCGACCAAAGAACATCCCTGCTATTGACCCTCTGTGCGGTTGGCATTTTCGTTTGGGCAATAATTGACGGGACCAACCAGACCGTTACACCCCTTGAACGGGCACAAGCGGAACAGTCAAAGCGCGCCTTCATTATCCACATGCAGAGCACGCCCCAGGGCGGATGGTGCCGCGATTACTTCGACACGAACGGCGTAATTCTGCCGCCCGACAAGTGGCCAACCAACTCACCTTAAAACCGTCCTTAAAACGTCAAGGCGCACGGCGGGTTGTTCCGCTGTGCGCCTTTTTGCGTGCCACGGATAAGGTATCGCACGCTTGGGCCGCGCGACAGGCACGGCCCGTCCGGGAATGACTTCAACCCGGACAAAATTGACCGGGCCGGCTTCCTAGGACCGGCCCGGCCCCGGCGCGCTTGGATTGACCCGCGCCAGCCTCCGATCAGGAGCAGACCTGGCCCTGACCGGATAAAACCCTACTCGGTTTTGATAATCACGCTCTGTAATTCTTTTGCTTCGCGCTTTTCAAGGTATGCCCGGAAAATCTTCTCAAGCATTTCCCCATCAAGGTTGCCGGCCATCGTCACGCCCGCGAATGCCCCTTGCCCCTTTTGTTCCTCGGCCACGGGTTGCATCGTGATGACAAAAAACCTAATGCTGGGCATGGTGAGGGCAAGGAATTTGCAGATGGTTGCGGTCTTGTTCATGACGGCGGCTTCGGCGCCGGCATTCAACAAATTATCCGCCCCATCGTGCCAATGGTTGCAGTGACCGCAATAATGAAACGCCACGTCGTTTGGATTGTGACTGGTCCTGCCGCAACGGTGGCAGGTGATGGTCTTGCCGTCCTCGCTGATGGTGCAGGTAGCTTTGCTCATGTCAATTCCCCTTGGCCAATTCGGCCTGTTGTTTGGCGTCCTGTTCGATCTGCCCGGCCACTTGCCGTAAAACATTGGGGATCATGTCAAACCCCTCGGCAGGAATCTGGGCGGAAAACCCTGTCCCCCTGTCCCCATTCAGGACAAGGAGAATGACGCCCTGCGCGCCCGCCATTTTGCGGACGTGTTCACATTCCAAATCGTATTTGCCCGGCCCAAGCATGATCCGACTATAACGGGCCGGTGTTGGTGGTGTCAACCGTGAAGTTTCCACCAAAGTTGTCCCCCTTTAATGAGCGGTTTTGGCACCGGCAATGCTGCTTTTCAGCCAGGCTCGGAGCAGGAAGCTGTATGAAAGCCCCAAGTCGGACAAAATTAAAGTTGACCAGTTTGGCTATCAGACATTACATTGCTGGTGGTGGTGGTATAGCACGGGCGGGATGGTTCATCCCTGCCGGTGCGCGCCGGGCCGGGCAGCCCGGCGTATCCCCGCCAACATGCGAAGGAAAAATAATTGTGAATTTTGTTTTCACACCCAAATGCGCCGGCAAGCCGATGAACGGCATTCAATTGACATTCGCCGGCACCATGAAGGAAGCCCACACCCGCGCCCACAACCTGGCGGCTGGCCTCACGGCCCTGCTGGGCGGGCAGAAATTCAGCGTCCGCATTGACCGCACCGACCGGGCCGCTTCGGGCTATGAAATCGGCCCGGACGGCCATACCGTTTAGCCCCTTGACACCCACCACCAGCAAGGATTATATTGGAACGATGAAAGTAAGTCCTCGCGTAAAACTTCCGGCTTTCACACTGATTGAATTGCTGGTGGTCATATCCATTCTCGGCATCATGGCGGCGCTGACCGTGCCGGTGCTCAAAAACTTCGCCCAATCGGATTCCACCCTGGGAGCCTCACGCCAGTTGCTCGACGGCGTTGCCCGCGCGCGGCAACTGGCCGTCAGTCACCACACCACCGTTTACATGATTTTCGTGCCGGTGGATTTTTGGAACTACACCAACGGAACATGGCCTAACGGCTGGTGGACCAGTCTGACCCCGGCGCAGCAAGCCGCCGTTTCCAATCTGTGCGACAAGCAATTGACCGGGTACAACTTTGTCAGTTTGCGCCCGGCAGGGAACCAGCCCGGTCAGGCAACCCCCCGCTATCTCGATCAGTGGCAGACCCTGCCCGATGGGATGTTTGTTGCCGTGACGAAATTCACCGAGTTGCCTTCCCAATTCTATCCCGTCATTGATCCGGTTTCCGGCGCGGTTTTTGATATTTATGGTTTCCACAATCTCCCCATTCCCTTTCCCACAGCGGACGCGCCGCCCGTCCCCATGCCTTGCGTCGCGTTCAATTATCTCGGCCAACTGACGGATGATGGCCAGGCCGTCGCCGGCGCGGACGAATACCTTCCGCTGGCCAAAGGCAGCGTCATTTACGCCAAGGATGCCGCCACCAAAACTTTCAAATTCAATTCCCCGGACGTGCTGGAAAGTCCGCCCGGTAACAGCATTGATTCCTCGTACAATATCGTTCACATTGAACGCTTGACGGGCCGCGCTTTCTTGGAGTTCCAAAAAATTAACCACTAAACAAATCCAGGAAAAGAAAGAATCATGAAAACATCAAAGTTAAATATCGGCCTCGTGTGCCTTGGCGTCTTTGTCACCGCTCTGGTTCGAGGGGATTCCTATAGCGGCACAAATCTTTGGCTTGAAATCACGGGAAGGAGCAACCAGCTATTCTCCTTCAATATTCATAACACGCCCCAGTACCAATACTACGAGATTCTTGCCAAAACCGATTTGACAAGCCCGGTTTGGATTCCGACGGGTGCGTTTTACGCTACTCCGGTAAACGGAGTGGTATCCCTTCTCAATCAAGACGAAAGTTGTTATTGGTGGGCAAACAGTGAATGTTATTGGGTAGCGGCTGGGTCAATGCCCAAGACCTTGTATTTCAGGGCCTGTGCAGGGAATGCAGACCTTCGTTTTTACCCCTGCAACGGCACTTATATTCTTGGTCAGCCCCCCTCCACAAACATGCCGGGTCAAAGTCTGACCTTCAACATTGATTCCGACAAAATGCCGGCCCCCCTCCCGGTAAATTTCCAACTGATCGGGTCCGCAGTTAATGGCCTTGATTATTCCATCACGGGAATGCAAGTGGTCGGATCAACCGGGTCAATGGTTATTCCTGCCGGGGCTAATTGGTCCTCAAACATTGTCATCACCCCGCTGCCCGGCAAAACCAACGGGATTTCAACAACGCTGACAATTGCAATGGCTTTGGGGAGCAATTATGTTTTCGATTTGGGGAATGAAGCAATTTCACTGATTTTTACCAATAAATACACCAATACAATCCCTGTTATTATTACCAATATTTCGCCGAATCCTTTTGACATGACCACAACCAATCCCATCACGATTCTTGGTTCCGGTTTTTTCCCCGCGCTTAACATGGAAATTCATGTTGAAGATGCTCTTGGCGGAATGGATTCAGACGGTTACTGGATGAAAGCAACCCTTGTCAATTCCGGGGAAATGACTGCCGTTTATGGCGGGTCCGGCAATGGCGTCGTGGGACCGAGTCCCGGCCCGATGCTTGTCTATTACCAGGACGCGACCGGAAAACAGTCCAATGTTCTTAATGCCATAAGAACAAACACAATCGTAGTTCTCACTAATGAAGTGCCACAAATTTAAAACTGACTCATTAACCCCACATCCATCAATCAGAAAGCCTACGGCCAAGGCGCACTTCCAGCGAAGTGCGCCTGTTTCTTGGCCTCCAAAATCACGCTTGACACCACCACCAGCTATTTTCTAATCTCCTTTCTCATGAGCAAGATGACTCGAATTTTCCCAAAACCGGGCAGATTCCTGACCCGTCTTTCTCCCTAACCAAAAAACAAAAAAACATCATGAAAACAGGCAAAAAAACAGGCAAAAGATGGACCCCGGAAGAAAAAGAACAGGTATTCACCAAAGCCCTCGAAGTCTTGCGCAGCGGATACGAAGGATCAATGGCGTCGGTCTGGCAACAGGCGCAAATGGTTTTACCTGCCGAACGGCGCTATGACGAATTTTCAAATTCTTATCCGACCATCCTGACGAAGGGATTCAAGGAATGGCGCAAGGCCCAGCCCGGCCCGCACCCGGAACTGGACAAACTGCCCCAGACTAAAAAACCCCAGGCCCGCAAGAAAAAACTCCTCACCCCAAAACAGCGTTCCAGAATCGCGCGCAAAGCAAACCGCGCCCGCTGGGAGAAAAAACGCCAGGCACAATCCCTCGCAGCCGGGTCCCTTACTGCTGTGCCCATGCCCCTTGCGTTTTGTCCCCAATGCGGGACCGACCGGAACCTTTGCAGCAAATGCGGATTTGATTTCCGCTCGGTCAAATTTATTGCCGCATGACCTTTGGGGAGCAGTCAACTGCCCGCTGACTGCTTCACTTAAAAAACTCAAACCACCACCACACCACCATGAAAACACGAGTCCATTGGGACGAAGATCAAATCGAGAGTATCGCCGCCGCCTTTGTAAGGTTGCGCACCAAGGAACCATTTGTTGCCTACACCAAATATTTAGCCAAAGCACAGGAGGAATGTATCGTGCCAGATGAACGCCGAAAATTATGTACCGTCAATGCCGTGCCCTTGCTGAAAACCCGCATTCAGGCGCTTTGGGAAAAGGCGATCCAGTCCGAACCAACACCCCCACAGATCATCGAAATCCCGGTGGAAAAAACCCCGGACTTTGCCGAAATAGCTGCCCGACTGGACGCCCCAACCCTGGTGGCCATGCTGACCAAACGGGTCACGGACGCTTTGAGCGGATTGCACCTGGCCAATGGCCTCGAACGTCCGCTTGCTCCCACCAAAGCCGCCCCGCTCGCTTCCATTCTTACCCCGCCGCCCCCGCCGCCGCGCCCGCCCCGGGTGGCGTTTTTGCATGTGGAACTCAAATTCTTTTCCGAACTTCAAGCCGAAGTTGAAAGACTGAAAATCCCGGTGGAATTGCGCGGCGTGGACATTCACCACAAGGGAGCACCCAAGATTCCTATGAGTGCCGACTTCGTTGTGTTTATGAAAAACGCCACGGGGGGGCTGGCCATGAAAACCGCCCTCGTCGGCTGGCACCGCTCGCGCGTCTATGTGCTGGAACAGGACACGATGCAACAAGCCGTGAAAACATTGTACGACATCCTTTCCAAAAAAATCCACGTCCCGGCCACGCTTCCCGCTCCCGCCCCGGCCCGCGTATGACCGAAGCCGAAGCCAGAAAAATCACGGACCCCTCGGCCATCCCGTGGAGCGAGCCGTGTTTTGTTTTTGTATCGGGCCGTTATTATCTGGGCATGTGTTTCCTGGCGGTGCCACAAGGAAAGGAATGGCCCAAGGGCGGCAATGTGACCGCCCAATTCTGGCGTTTCGACTCAACCCCCAATGAATGGGTTTGTACCTGGCGCTTTCGCTATTACGTCAGTGAAGATGCCTGGGACAACAAGGACAAAAAATCCTGGCATGTCGGGAAACTGTCCGGCAATGAAACAATGATGGAAAAAGAAATGGCCGGATTCGGCAACATCATTGCGGGCGTGGCCGGTTTATATTTCGGGGCCGCACCGCCGAAAGTTCACTCCTTGATCTTCAAAGGTGACAGCGAAAAGGCGCTCGGCATCGTTGCCCGTGAAAAGCCCTTCTGGCTGCAAATGAAGGAATCAAAATGATCGAAGTCACCAATTTCCATGCCCGTGCCGACCTGTATGTGGCGAAATGTCTGGTTTCGCGGCCACACCTGAAACCCTGTTGTGCCATTGGCTGTTTCGCTTGTTGCTCCGAGGCGGTTTATGCCGGCGAAGCCGAAGCCCTGCACATCCTTGAATATCTTACCCCGGAACAAACCGCCGAGGTCAAGATGAAGCTCCCCGAATGGCTGGCCAAAACCAGGCCCGTGATGAACCAGCACCAGCCCGACGCGATGGATTATCGCCGGCTCAACGCCCCGTGCGTGCTGCTCAAAAACGGCCTCTGCTCGATTTATCCCCGCCGGCCTCTGGGCTGTCGCACCTGGTACGCTTTAAAAAATCCATCCGACTGCGACCTGCCCCAACGGCAACACCAAAAATATGCCGAATTCATGCCGGGCCTGGCCGTGGCGTGCGGCCTCCTGGCTGTCAATGGCGTGGCCATGCTCGATCATCTGGGCGTATTACTTGCCGAGAACTTGCTGGGTTTGTCCATTCCCAGCGCCAGCCGGGAAACCTGTAAGCCGTCCGAAATAAAATTCCATGCTGAATAAAATCATATCCCCTGCCGGACAGGAAATGCTCCTGGCCGGCTTTTGTCCCGATTGCGGCGCGGCCATGCTGTTAAACGGCCCGCGTGGCGGACTGGCCCGCAACGTCCTGTGCGGTGCCTGCCGCACGGAATTCAACGTCAGCCCCCTGCAATGTGAACGCCTCGCCGCCCCCTCTGATCCCGCCCGCCAGAAAGAAGTTTACGGCGTGGATGAACAGAATTTTCCCGTCGCGTCTTTCCCACTCCGGTCCCTGCTCACCCGGAAGGAATTGGACGCGGGACTGGCTCGTGGTTGTGGCGATCCCCATTGCACCCACCATCACGAACCCCAGACGGAAATCTTTCTCAAATCCAACTGTCATCCCAACGCCGGATTGTCCGCTTGTTACTACAAGGACGGCACCCTGATTTTAACCTGTCGCCTTTGTCACCGGCTGGTGGTGAAGATTCTGGTTGCTTCCTGATATGAATGACCCCATTCCCATGCTGGTCGGAATGCCCGTCAGTGCGGAAAGTCTCCGCAAAGTTGGCGTCCTGAAATATGTGCATTCCCTTGGAGCCGTGCCGGCCCCCTGCGACCGCTGCGCCCAGCCCACCTGGATTGGTCCCCGGCAGCGGGAACTCAAACGCACCCGCCCGGAACTCGAATTCATTTGCGCCAATTGTCTTGGGGCAGACTTTAAAGCCTCGGGCATTACCACCCAGGACGAAGTAGTCGTCCAAAGTTGCGGCGGCAACAGTGGCAGTTATTTCATGGCCGACGGCACCGCCATCCTCCCCAAACCGTCCCCAGCAAACTGACCGGGGCTTGAAACTACCCCTTACCCGTGCCACGTTCTAAGGCATGGCTGTCCGGTTGAAATCACGTCGTGAATGTCCGCCCAATGGGTTTTTAGTCACCATCGGCGCGGTGAACCAAAAAGAACCACGCCAATTCTGGAATTTCACCGAGGCGGTGGCCTGGTTTCAGTCTGTCGCCGCCAGCAACCCCGGTTTGCAACTGCCCACGGACCCCGCCGTCATCGGCAACTTCATTGACCAGCAAAATGCGCTCCGCTGTCTGGCCATCCCCGGCGCGGACGCCTATGTCGTGAAAGGAGGGCCGGCCCATGTGGAAACAAAAAAAGCGACCCTCCTAAAGCCACTCGTTGTTGTGGGGGATAAACTGCGGCAACTCTCTGCCGGCGTTTCCTTGCTCGAAGAATGGCAGGCCCAGGGCTATCCCACCGTGCCCGCCACCGAAGCCACTCGCCGCGCCGTCATCTGTGCCACCTGCCCCCAAAACGGCCTCGGCGATCTCACCCGCTGGTTCACCATCTTTGCCAGCGAACAAATCCGCCGCCGCATCGCCAACGTGCAAAAACTGGAACTGAAAACCCCCTCCGATGACCAGCTTGGCATTTGCGAAGCCTGTTTGTGCCCGCTCAAACTCAAGGTCCATGTCCCCCTGGCCAATATCAAAAAGCATCTGACCCCGAAAACCTCCGCCGCCCTCGACCCCCGCTGCTGGATTTTAAAATAACATGCTTTGCGTTTTTCCAGTCTATGCCGGGGACGCCTTTTTGCTGCTCAACCTCCTGCGTTGGATCAAACAGCTTGGCGGCTGTCCCGGGCACTCGGCCCTCATTGTCGCCGATGCCGGCCTGCCCTGGAACCATGCCGAAGATATTATCACCCTGGTCAGCGAAAGTTTCGACCACACCGACTTTATCACCAACGGCCAGTCCGTCGCCGGCTGGATTCCCGGCAGCAACTCGCTCTGGTACACCGCCGCCAAATTTTGCGCCACCGACGTTGTCGGCTGGCTCTGGCTCGAACCGGACGCGGTCCCGTTGAAACCCGGCTGGCTCGACGCCCTGGACCGCGCCTACGATGGCACCGTCAGCGATTTTCTCGCCAGCATCTATTCCTGCAACCGTTTGGATTGCCCGTTGACCATGATGACCGGCGTGGCCGTTTACCCCGACAATGCCATTGCCTTTTACAAGGACGTGGTCGAAGCGTTCGACGTGCAACTGTCCCGCACCGCCATTGATTTCGTTGAGGACACCCACCTCATCCAACAGTTTTGGGGCCAGCCCGGGTTGCCCCCCACTTTCCGTCCAACCAAAAATGGCGCGCCCCTTCATGCCTTCACTCTGGCCGATCTCAACCCGGAAGCGGTTCTGTTTCACCGGAACAAGGACGGCACCCTCATCGAACTGCTCCGCGCCCAGGCCGGCATCCCCGCGCCGCCGCCCCTCCTGGTGGCCCTGCCCGTCTGTGTCAAGGACGCGGCCATCATGGTCAAGGCCCTCGATTGGATGGTGGAACTCGATGGTCAAAACCAGTTTGACTGCCTCCTTTCCTACGACCCCACCCTTGGGCCGGTCTGGCTGTCCCGCTTGCGCGAGTCCGCCAGCCGCGCTTTTCGCACCGTCCATGAATTCAGCTACCCCCGCCCGGTGCGCGAAATCTGGCCGGACGCCTGCAACATTTCGTTCCAATCCACGGCGCACCACATCCAGGCCATCCATCACCGGCCCTGGCTCTGGTTCGAGGCCGATTGCGTCCCGCTCAAACCCGACTGGTTGCCCGCGCTCTGGCTCGAATACCAGAATTGCGGCTACCCGGTCATGGGGCCAATCATCCCCGAAGCCGGCCACATGAACGGCACGGGCCTTTATCCGGCCAATTTCGCCAACCTCTCCCCCCGGGCCATGTCCGCCGTGGAAGTTTCCTGGGACACGTCCATGACCCCCGATCTGGTCGGCAAGGTCCACGATTGCAGCCGCCTGTTTTGCCACCGCTGGGGCATGGTGGATGGCCAGCTACACCTCTCGTCCGGCCCGCCCGCGCATTTTTCCACCACCCTCTCCGTGGACCTGTGGATTCCGCCCGAGGCCGTTCTGTTTCACCGCTGCAAAGACGGCTCGCTCGTTGACCAACTCCGCGCTAAAAAAGCACTCCATGACCACTGAAATTTTCATCTGTACTTACGTCAAGGATTTTTCCTACCTCAAGTATTGCCTCCGGTCCATTGCCAAATCCGCCACGGGCTTTGCCGGCCTCACCATCCTGGTGCCCAAGGAAGATCATGCCGGCCTGGTCAGTCTCGTGGCCGAAGTCGCCGCCTTCAAACCCCTGCCTTGCCCCGTCCAGCTGCTCGCGGGCGATGAATGGCCCGGCCTGGGCATGGTCTGGCACATGAACCAAATCATGCACGCCGACCAGTTGTGTCCCGCTGCCGACTTTATTGCCCACCTTGACCCGGACTGCGTTTTTACCGGCCCGGTCACCCCCGAAACTTACATCGTGGCCGGCAAGCCCATTCTCCGCTTTGAAAATTTCAACTTCATCGGCTTCCGCCATCCCGGCGTGATCCGCTGGCAGGAAGCCACCGCCAGATGTCTGCCGTTCCCCGTCCATTACGAAACCATGCGGTGTCACCCGGAAGTTTATCATCGCGCCCTCTACGCCGCCGCGCGCCAGCAAATGGAACAAAAGACCGGCCAGCCGGTCCCCGATTACATCCGGTCCCAACGCAACGAATTCCCCCAAACCTTTTGCGAATTCGTCACCCTGGGCAACGTGGCCATGCACCTGTTCCGCGAGCAATATCACCTCGTCGAACAGTTCGATGACCACACCACCCCGCCCAACCATTTGCAACAGTTCTGGTCCCACGGCGCGCTCGACCAATACTGGGAAATATGGGTCGGCGGGGAAAAGAAAAGCACCAGCCCCATAGCCGTGATGAAAGAACTTGGATTGACATGATTACCCTCGAAAAATGCGAAGTGAACATCACCCGCCACTGCAACAACCATTGCGCGGCCTGTAATCACGGCTCCCCCTTCGCGGACCCGTACTACATGGACCCGGAAGTCTTGCGGCGCGATCTGGCCGTGCTCTCCCCCTTCCTGCATCTCGGGTTTTTTTGTCTGCAAGGCGGGGAACCCCTCTTGCACCCCCGGCTCATCGAACTCATGGACGTGGCCATGAATTCGGGCATCGCCGACAAGTACGGCATCCTCTCCAATGGCCGGTTGCTGTCCTCAATGCCGGAGGCGTTCTTCCAAAAAGCCGGCCAGATGAAATGCGAACTGCGCGTCTCGGCCTATCCCAACCTCGACCGGACCACCCTCGTCGAACCCACCCGCAAAGCCGTCCAGTACGGTTTTGAAATCCGGCCCGGGGGCATTGAATCGTTCCAGAAATTATTCCGCGAACAACCGGATGGCGGCGTCACCATTTGGAGAATTTGTCCCTGGAAAAATTGCTACACCGTGCATGAAGGCTGGTTCTTTCATTGTCCGCTGGCCGCGTTTTTCCCGGAACAGTTTTTCGGGCTGCCCCGGAACACGGACGGCCTTCCCCTGGCCGGCCTGACCGAAGCCACACTCGCCGAATTTCTGGCCCGGACCATTCCGCTGAAAACTTGCACACATTGCAATGGTGCCAGCGGCACCTGGATTGGCTGGCATCAGGTTTACAACCGCGACCAATGGATCAAGGAGTCAACCGAATGAGCCTGGCTAAAACCATTTCCCAAAAACTTCTTCCCGGCGTTGACCCCTACACCGGCTTCCCCGCCGCCCAATGGGGCGGTTACGAAAACGTGGATGGCTCGACCCGCGCCATTTTCGAGCGGTCCATTGACCTCTGCCAGCCGGGCGTCATCATCGAAGTCGGCACGTTCCTGGGCGGCAGCGCCCTCCACATGGCCGGCCTGTGCAAAGCCAAACGCCTGGACGCCGCCATCATCTGTGTGGATACCTGGTACGGCGGTTTCGACCACTGGACCAAGGCCCGCGAGAAGCTGCACTACCACTTTGGCCGGCCCGCGCTCTATTACGAATTCGTTTCCAACGTCATCAAGTACGGCCATCAGGACATGATCATCCCCTTGTGCCTCGATTCTGCCAACGCCGCGCGTTACCTGACGGCTTGCGGCATCACCGCCCGGATGCTTTACATAGACGCCAGCCACGAGCCAGGCGATGTCATGCGCGATTACGAAGCCTATTACCCGCTCCTGTCCCAGGGCGGCGCGTTTCTGGTGGATGATCTCACCAACTGGTTTCCCGGCGTGGTGTCGGATTGGGAATCCTTCACCCGTGCCCGCAACCTGCGCGACCTGGCTCAGGTCGAAGGCGAGAAAGGACTGATCATCAAACCATGAACCTCACCTTTGCCGACCCTTTGGAAACCGCCCTCAATGCCGCCCTGAACGGGCACGAAATCCAGCAACACGAATGGGAACTGCGCGAGTTTTTCTCCAGGGTGCTGGCCGAATTGAAACCGCAACGCACCGTTGAACTCGGCACCTACAAAGGCTGGATGGCCATGCTCTTGAGCCACGTCACCACCGGGCAAACCGTTTCCCTGGACATCCACGATTACGGCACCCAGGACGCGCGTTCTTATGGCCACAACCTGGCTCTGGTCATTGCCAATGCGTGTAACCCCGCCACCCCGCAACAGATTGTGGACACAAACTTTTCCGGCCAGCCCATTGACCTGTTGTTCATTGATGACGGCCATTATTACGAGGACGATGTCGTCGAATTCAAAATCTGGAAACCAATGGTCCGGCCCGGGGGCTGGATTTGTTTCCACGACATCAACCCGCTCGCCAACATCGGCCCGCACGGGGTGCAACCGCCCGAATGCCAGACCGCCAGGTTCTGGCAGGAATTGACCGGCAACAAAGAAGAAATTATCGCCACGGAAAAACATAAAATATTTCGCGGGCCGATCCCCCACGGCGGCATTGGCATCCTCCGCGTATGACGGCCTGGCTTTATTGCATTTGCCGCAACGAGGCCCGGCTCATGCCGTACCTGTTGCGGCATTACACCACCTTCGTTGACAAACTGATTTTCTACGACGACCAAAGCGATGACGGCACGCGCCAGTTGATCCAGTCCTGTCCCCAGGCCGAACTGCGCGACTGGCCGGGTTCGCATGGGATCGTGGATGACGAATTCATGGACTTTGCCAACCAGCAATGGAAGGAAGCCCGGGGCAAGGCCCACTGGGTCATCTGGATTGATGCCGATGAATTCATTTATCACCCCCAGATTGTCGAAGTGTTGGACCGCCTGTTGGCAGCGGGGGTGGACCTGCCCCAGCTTCACGGCTACACGATGGTTGCCGACCATTTCCCCACTACCACCGGCCAGATTTACGACGAAATCAAAACCGGCTTCTATGACGAAGCCTGGTCCAAGCCGGCCATTTTCCGGGCCGACATGAAATGGAATGTGGGCCGTCACAGTTACGATCACGTCGCGGTCAAGCTCCGGCTGAGTGACCAGGTCGAATTGAAACTGCTGCACTACCGCTGTCTGGGCATGGATTATTTGCGCCAGCGGCACGAGCGGAATTGGGACCGCGTCCCCGACCGCTGCCGCCGGCTTGCTTACGGAACCAACTGCGCTCCCGACCAAACCGGCCATCATACCGTCACCTGGTTCGATCAAATCTCCAAAAGTAAATTCCCGGAAATTATATGAATGCCAAACCCGTCTGTGTCTCCACCTGGTGTGACGCCCGTAAACATTTCAGCGCCTTTCAGGAAACCGCCAGGCGCAACGGCATTGACCCGCAAAATGCCGACCCCGAATTGTGGCCGGGCCGCGAGTGGTACGAAATCCCCTGGTGGCGCAAGAGCGATGCCCAGGCCCGCTTTGTCCGCGCCCATGCCGCCGAGTACACCCACTTCCTGTTTTGCGACAGCTACGATATTTTCTTTGCCGCCGGCTGGGACGAAATCCTCGCCAAGTACGAAGCCCTGAACAGCCCCATCGTCTTCGGCACCGAACGCTATTGCTGGCCGAAATTGGAACAAGCCGGACTTTACCCGCCATGCCCGTACCCCACCCGTTTCCTCAACGCCGGCATGTGGCTCGCCACCACCGAACACGCCTTGAAACTGGCCGAAATCCTGGCCGCGCGGGCCAGGGAAAACGCCGACCCGGCCAAGGTAAACAAACAGTGCGACAGCGGCATTTGCGTTGACCTGTTTTTGTCCAGGCAACTGCCCATCGCCCTGGACAACAAATGCTCGCTGCTCTACTGCTGCAACATGGATTCGATGGACCATTTAACCCTTGAGAATGGCCGGATCAAGGCGGTGGAAACCGGCGAAAATCCCTGCCTGTTCCACGGCAACGGCAATGCCAATGTCAGCAAGCTCTATCCGTGGTTGAAATTATGACCGTCGCCGTTTGCAGCCTGTGTTACAACGAACGCGCCATCCTGCCATTTTTCTTGCGGCACTATGCAACCATTGCCGATGAAATCAACGTCTGGGATGACCACAGCACGGACGGCAGCCGGGATATTTTAAAGGCCCACCCCAAAGTCGTCCTCCACGACTGGCCGCACAATAACGGCATTGCCGAGGATTATTTCCTCGAACATTGCTACCAGACCTACCCCCAGTTTGCCGGCCTCGCCGACTGGGTCATGTGGCCGGACCTGGACGAATTCCTTTATCACCCGCAAATGGCTTCGGTCCTGGCCGATGCCAAAAAGGCCGGGCACAAGGTTTTGGCCAGCCTTGGTTTCAACATGGCCAATCAGGGCTTGCCCCCCGATGACGGCAAGAGTCAGATTTACGACCTGGTCAAACTGGGCGTCCTCGCGCCGGTTTACGGCAAACCCGTCATCTTCCAACCAGATTCCGCCGTTCGCTGGGATCGGGGCAAACACCATCTGGAAAGTCCCCAGCCGGCCCATGACGCCGGCATTAAATTGCTGCATTACCGTTACCTGGGCTACGAATATACCAAGGCCAAGAACGCCAAAAATTACGCCCGCTGCGGCCTCCTGACCGGCGACAAGGGCGCGGCCTGGTCCTGTTCCCCAAACTACACCGGCGAACATTCCGCCGACTGGTCGGAAAAAATGTTGAAACTGGCCTTCCCGGTGATCTAACCTCTCACCACCATGAGAACATTTAAATTGGATTGCGTTGACTGGAATGAGATACACGTAAAATTTAACGTGTTTGATCCGCGTGGTGCGGCTTGCGGCTTGCTGACCATCAGCCGCGCGGACGTAATTAACTTTGTCAAATATAGTTGGAAAGGCAACATCTTCTGGCACGGCAAGATGCCGGAAGATGTCGTCATGTCCGCACATGGATTATGATTATCGTTTCCTCCTTCCGCCCCTTTGAAACCTGTTCCAACATCGTCTGGTTGCAACAGGAAGCCGCCAACCGTTCCTGGGTCCGCCTCTTTGACCGGATTTTTTATTTCAACCATTCCGACACCCGCATGAAGTCCGCCAAAACCGCCTTCCTCCCCACCAACGGCAAACCGGCCATCAAAAAACTGGCCGCGTTTTGTGGCGGACTCAACGACTGGTCCTGCCTCGTCAATGCCGACATCGTCATCCCCCAAAACTTTCGCCGCGTCGAAGAAGCCTTGCGGGGCCAGCCCGCCGGCTGCGCCGTCAGCCGGCGTTACACCCTGCCTGCCGATGGCGACACCGCCACCGCCCGCCTCACCGACCTGGGCCTGGACTTCTTTGCCGCCACCAACACCGTCTGGAAAGCTGTCGCCGAAAAAATCCCCGAAGGGTTCTGTTTGGGCCGCACGAAATGGGACAACTGGGTGCTCAACTTTTTCATGGCCGAATTCGGCAACCATTGTTACGACCTCACCAACTCCCGCGTCGTGTTCCATCCCATGCACGAGGACCGGGCCGACCAGAACTGGGACTATCCCAAAGACGATCCCTACCTCAACAAAAACAACTGGCCCTTCCACGCCATTGAAATATGAAATTGCGCCCCTTGGTTTTAACCGAAACTGAACGCGCCCTGATCCGTCAGGTCATTGACCATGCCGCACATCACGTCCTCAATCGCTCACGAATTGAAAAAATAATCGCCGGAAAAGAAGAACCCCCCGGCAATACCCCGGAATTTACTTGCGTTATTCCACTGGGTTATCGGTGCGTTTTTACTTTGGAGGAACAGCCCCCCGGCATTTGCCGACACTTATCCATCAGTGTGTTGGGTGAGGGAGCCGCGCCGAATCCCGAAGCCGTTGAAGCCTTGGCCACCGAATTCGGTTTCCGGGGCGGGTTGACGGAAATGGACGCCGTTTATCCCGAAACAATTGCCAAAAACAAATGTGCGGTCAACTTGGTGCAATCATTTGATGCAATCAGAAATGTTTCGTGAAAGTCCTGGGTAAAATCTTTCCTGCCTCTATGGATGTTGCTTTCGCCACCGGGTACATCCATTTTATTACGCCCCAGGGCGTAGATGGCTTGGTCAAGGTTCGCGCCCCCCGGCTGGACATCCTTTTTATTGGCACGAGTCATCCCGGCTCTGGCCAGTTCCGCCACTTCATCAAACAAGCCAAAACCGAATTCGACACCATCTGTATCTGGGAAATCTGGTCCGACCTTTTAATGATCATCCTGCCCCGTTACGGCTTCGAGCCGACCACAGACGTTCAGGATGGCGTGCATCTCACCGGCTTCCGCTGGGATAAACCTTCACAAGTCCCATTGGTCCCATAAGTCCCATAAGTCCCATCTTCCGCCACCCCTTGACGTATAACTGTTCCCCGTTATCGTTAAAGAGTGGAATTCACCCATGCTCAAGCCGTCGAGCAAGTAGTCTGGCAAATGCGTTTGGCCGACTGGCCACGCGCCCAAAATCGCGCCCGGATCAACAATCTGGCCAATGGCTGGCCCCCCTACGACGAGGCCGAAGTCGCCGCCAACAAGATCGCCGTCAACTACAACGACCTCTCCCTTTCCAACATTTCCCACGCCGCCCGCCGCCAGTTGTCCAATGCCCTCATCACCCCCGACCCGCTGTTCACCGTGGAACTCGATTACGGCCCGGTCTGGCAGCGCCGCGATTGGGCCGGCATCATCCAATCCAAGCTCAATCGCATCATCCGGGGTTCATTGCCTTACCTCGAAACCCGCCGTAGCGTCTTTGCCCTGTTGTCCCTGCACGGCATCGCCCCGTCCTCTTGGGAAGATACTCATGCCTGGTGTCCCGAAGCCGATGGCGTCGAAGATATTCTCGTCCCCTCCAACACCCTGCTCTCGCTCAAAAATCTCCCCTTCCTCGCCCGCTTCCGTCAATACACCGGACGCGAGTTGTGGGAAATGACCCACCGGCCCCAGGTGGACCCCGGCTGGAACGTGTCCCTCGTCGAAAAGGCGGTCAAGTGGGTGGACCAACAGGCCAAACAACTTCTCTCCGCCTCCTGGCCGGAAACCTGGTCCCCGGAAAAAATGGAGGAACGCATCAAACAGGACGGCGGCCTCTATTCGTCCGATGCCATCCCCACCGTGGATTGCTTTGAATTCCTGTATTGGAATGATGAGGGAAAACACTCCGGCTGGCGCAAAAAAATCATCCTCGATGCCTGGGGCGAACCCGGCGTCGGCGGCGTGGGCGGTATAAGCATTAACACGAGCGGCAGTAAAACCCCCGGCAAGTACGGCGTGTGGAATTTTGACAAGTCGGAATTCCTTTACGATTCCGAGGAACGCGCCAACCCGGTTTTTTGCGAGAAGCTCAACCAGACCGTCCATTTTCAGTTTGCCGATTGTTCCTGTGTCGCCCCGTTCCGTTATCACAGCGTCCGCTCCCTGGGCTTTTTGCTCTACTCCATCTGTCACCTGCAAAACCGCCTCAACTGCAAGTTCGACGAAGCCACCTTTGAATCCCTCATGCAGTATTTCCGCGTCACCAATTCTGCCGACGCCGAACGCGCCTGGAAAGTGGACCTCACGGATAAAAAAGCCCTGCCCGATGGTTTGCAATTTGTCAAACGCGATGAGCGGTGGGAAGTGGATGCGCAGCTCATCACGATGGCCCTCCAAAAAAACCGGCAGATGATGGCCGATAATTCCGCCTCGTTTACCCAGGACTATGACCTGGAACAGGGCGAGAACGAAACCGCCACCCGCACGATGGCCAAGGTCAACACCAGCGCCGCCCTCGTCAGCGGCATGTTGAGCCAGGCTTACAACTACCAGAAATTCCAGTACGACGAAATCTGCCGCCGCTTCTGCCTCCGCAATTCCCGCGATCCCGACGTGCGCAAATTCCGGCTGTCCATTTTGCGGGCCGGCATCCCGGAAGAAGCCCTGAACATTGACCGTTGGAACGTCCAGCCCGTCCGGGTCATGGGGGCCGGCAATAAAATGCTCCAATCCGCCATGATGGATAAAATCATGGTGCTCTACTACAACAAGCTTGATCCGTCCGCCCAGCGCCATTTCTTGCGCCTCGGCCTCGCCGTCACCACCGACGATTACGAACTCGCCCGCCAATCCATCCCTGACGAGCCGGTGATTAGCGATTCGGTCCACGACGCCGAACTGGCTGCCGCCGCCCTCTTAATGGGCCTGCCCGTCTCGCTCAAGGAAGGCGTCAACCATGCCGAGTACGTCGAACGCCTCTTGCTGGCCCTGGCCATCAAGACCCAGCAAATCGGCAAGCGCGGCACCCCCATCACCCCGGACGAACTTAACGGCCTGCAAAACCTGGCCGGGGAATCCATCCAGGGCCAGCCCATCCCCGGCAATGGCGTGCGCAATCACCTGACCCTCCTGGCCGAAGACGAAAAGCCGCTGCACGTCAAGGGCGTGCCCCCGGATCATTCCGTCAAGGAAAAGGTCAAGAAATACTCCGATGCCCTCGCCAAAGTGATGAACCAGGTCAAGGCCCTCGCGCAACGCGCCGCCCAGGCCGCCCAGAAACAAAAAGGCCGGAACGGCGGCGGACTCGACCCCGAAACCGCCACCAAACTGCAAGGCCAGATGATCCTGAACAAGGCCAAGGCGGACAACGCGCGCGAGTCACACGCCCAGCGTACCGCCCAGCGCCAGATTCAATTCGAGCAGCAGATGCAACAGGACGCCCAGAAACATGTACAGGACCTTGCCGCCGACCGGATGGAACAAATGTTCAAGTATGGCAATAACGATGCCTCAACCAACTAAAACCCTCAACCACCAACCCTCAACCCTCAACCACTTTGGAACTGACGCCTCAACAAATTGACGAGATTCGCACCCGGGCCGAGATTGAGCGGAAGGTAAAAGCTTCATTCGTGACCATGCCCCACGAGGCAACCGAAAAGCTCGCCTTGTCCCAGCACCCCCCCGTCTTTCAGCAGACCCAGCCGGTCCCGCCCCTGATCCGCAATGTCCAGTCACAAATCACCAAAGCCGCCCCGCCGCATTCCCCCTCTCCGGGGGGAGAGGGCCGGGGTGAGGGCGGGCGTAAGGAACAACCTCCCGCACCCCCACCAACCACTCAGCCCGCCGTCATTCCCGTTGCTCCTGCCCCAAAAGGTGACGTTAAAGAAATCCCGCAACCACTGAAAAAAAGCAAAATCGCCGGGGGGGAGGGCGGCCGTACCCCAAAACGCAAACGTCACGTCCTGCCATGAACATCACCATCAAAGTCATCCCCCACACGGAACAACGCTACCCCACCGCAGGGGATTGGTTCTATAACGGTCAGGATTTGGAAATTCACGTTTCTAAATTGTCCGACTGGCGGCATGAAATGCTCGTCGCCGTCCACGAACTTTACGAGGCGTTGCTCTGTGAACACGATGGCGTCACCCAACAGGCCGTGGACGATTTCGATAAAGCGTATGAAGCCAACCGGGACCGCGACGACGACTCCGAACCCGGCGACTCCCCGAAAGCCCCCTATCGCCGGCAACATTTCCGCGCCACCAACATTGAACGCCAGATGGCCGATGCCCTCGACGTGAATTGGCAGGAATATGAGGCCGAATTAAACGCCCTGCCTTGATTCGTCCCATCCCCATGCCCGAAGATTTTTCCAGCAAAACCTGTCTCGTCTTTGACCACGGCTTCTTCCTCCCCCTGGCCCGCCGCCTCGCTGAATCCTTTGGCCGGGTACTCTACTACACCCCTTGGGAAAAGGGTTACCCGATCCTGAACGAAGGCATCATCGGGGCCGGGTTTGGCGACCTCATCCGCTGTAACGATTTCTGGCCGCTCAAAAAGAGCATTGACCTGTTTGTGTTCCCGGACATTTATCATGCCGGCTTGCAGGCCGAATTGCGGTCCCAGGGCTGTCGCGTCTGGGGGGCCGGGGCCGGAATGAAACTGGAACTCGACCGCGAATTTTTCCTGAAAAAACTGGACGAGCTTGGCCTGGCCGTCGCGCCCCACAAACGCATCGTGGGCCTCACCGCCCTGGCGGAATACCTCAAGGACAAAACCGACCAGTACATCAAAGTCTCCCTGTGGCGCGGGTCCTGGGAAACCAAACACTGGCGTAGCTGGGCGGAAGATGCCGACAAACTGGACCTCTGGGCCGTGCGCCTGGGCGGCCTCAAGGAACACGTCCCCTTTCTCGTGTTCAGCGAAATCAAAACCAAACTCGAAATCGGCGGCGATACCTACTCTGTGCATGGACAATGGCCGGCCTTTATGTTACACGGCATTGAAAAAAAAGATGAAGCCTACTTTGCCGCCGTCACGCCCCGGCGCGAAATGCCAGAAGAACTTACGCATATTCTGGATTCATTTGCGCCCTTTCTGGCCGAGAATCGTTATGCGGCCCAGTGGTCTATGGAAGTCCGCGTCACGGACGACGAAGCTTTCTTCATTGATGCCACCACGCGCGGCGGCCTGCCCTCCACCGCCTCTTTCCTGAGTGCCAAAAACATTCCCGAAGTCCTCTACCACGGCGCGGACGGGGACCTCGTTGAAATTGATTACGGCTACAAGTTTTCCGCCGAGTGCATGGTTAAAATCCACGGCGAACCGGATGCCTGGGCCTCGATGATCCTGCCCCCGGAACTTGATCCCTGGTTCAAGGTGTCGGATTGTTGCCAACTGGACGGCAAGCTTTGGTTCCCCTCGGACGGCAACAAACCCATTGAAGAAACCGGCTGGCTCGTCGCCCTCGGGGACACCCCCACCGAAGTCGCCCGCAAAATGAACGAACTGGCCGACCAACTGCCCGATGGGGCCGAAGCCAGCGTTGAGAGCCTGGCCGATATCCTCCGCGAAATCACCGCCGAGGAAGAAGCCGGCATCAAGTTCACCGACCAGGAAATCCCCCCGCCCGAAATCGTCCTCGAAACCTCAACGGTCGGCGAGTAGGTTGCGCATCGCGGCGTCCCCCTGGCCCACGTAATGTTCCAGTTGAATCCGCGTTTTTGCCTGCATTGCCCCCAACATGCTCTTGCGCAAAGTCCGCAAGTAGTGGAAACGACGGCGGTAGCGCAGTCCCATCCATCCCAAAACCATCGCGGCAATGCCCGAAAAACTGCCCGCAAAAATTCCATACCCCAAGTGGTCTAGGGTCCAGGCCATAATTAGATTCCGCAGACCCAGTCCGGCGTTCAAGGCGCAGAACAGCATGTCCATGGCAAAAAAACCTCCCGCCTCGCGAATGTCTCTTTCCAATGTGGCCAAAAATTTTTCACAGGCCGCGTGGTGCAGACGTTGGGCCTTTTCCTCGTCATCAATCCATTCGTCCATGGTCAGATTTCCTCAAAACCTAAGGTGGCAATTTCTTCCGCCTTCAACCCGTGCAACGCAATCCAATGGCGCGGCACCAGCCAGGTGCGGTCCTCCACCACCACCGGCACCGTCGCCCCCAACTTCTTGACCATCGCCCGGATCAGGTACTCCACTTTCGGATCGGTGTAATGCAACGGCTTCCCGCAATGGCATGATTCAGTCATTCAACAAAACCTTTCTGCTGCGCGAGCAGGAACAATTTGCGGCTGGCCTTTTCCAACGAGTCTTTGTCGTGCTCGTCGAAAAATTCGATTCCATCCGCCAGTTTCTTTACCTTCTCCGGCACCACGGTTCCCTTTTTCACCAGCAAATAAATTGGCTTGTCCAGCATGATCGCCACCGCAAATTGCAACATGCTGTCCAACCCCTTCTTGTAGTTGTCGGTGAACAGGCTCAAACAAATGGCACAGCCCCCCATCTGTCCCGCCATGCCCACAACATATTTTTCCAGTTCACGCCGGATCGGATCAAGTTCGCACAGGTGGCTCATGTCCGTTCACGCTGCCAACCTCACCACCACCAGTCAAGCCATTTGACAAACCCGCAACCTGATGCTTGAGTAATAACGATAAAGTATGAGCGAATCAGCCACCGTCATCGTGCCCGCACTGCCCACTTTTCTGCCCCGGCCTGCCGGAATTCCTGTCGCCCCCTTCTCCATGCAGAAAATTCTTAGCAAGGTCATCCGCTCCCACGCCGATAATCAAAACCTCGCCAACACCAAAGTTAAAGGCCCGGATAAAATGGGCGGCAAGCGCGGCGGCACTCGTGCCGGACGGGCCGGACGCTCTGGCAAAACCGCAACCGCAACCGCAACCCGCAAATGAACACCAAACCCCCGCACAATTTTCCCAGCCGTTCTTCTTCTGAACCATTGGCGGCCAGGGCCAGTTTCGACAAACGGCTGGCCTCCAAGGGACCGGACGTTGGCCGTACTGATCCACCCTCACGCCGGCCCCGGAAAGGGAAGCATAATCCGCGCTTCCTATGAACAACGCGCCTTCGGGTAATTCCCAAAGTGGTGCCAGTTGCAGCTACCCCCAAACCCTCGTGAACCAGGGACCCGTTTACGACCGCAAGTTAAAGGTCCATCGGCCGCGCAAGAAAAAGGGACGCGGCAGCCAGCCCAAGTTTCTATGACCCCCCGCGAAACATTTCGCGCCAACCGCGCCCTCACGCGCGGCTACAACGATTATATTCTCGGCGACCAGATGCAGGCCGCCCTGGACACCGCTTCGCGCGAACATGACTTGTCCCTGACGCTGGCCCAGGATGTCACCACCGCCGCCGCCAACCGCTGGCGCAAGGAAGGCGCGGACAAATTCCGCAACCTCCTCGAAAACTTGAACGCCCCCGGGGTTGCTGCCACCGCCCCAGCCACCAACCAACTTAACCATAAGGTTTAACCCTCAACCCTCAACCATTCTATGGCCGAAGCCGCCACCGCCCCGCCACCGCCTGCCGCCACCACCGCATCGCCCGGCCCCAATATGGTCGAATCCTTTGCCGGCTTCGACGCCCTCGTGGCCGCCCCGCCGGCTTCCCCCTCTCCGGGGGGAGAGGGCCGGGGTGAGGGCGAGCGTAAGGAACAACCTCCCGAAGACGAAAAAACCGCCCCGGAAACCAAGCCGGAAGTCGAAACCAAGCCCCCCGGCGATGAAAAACCCTCAACCCTCAACCCGCCACCCGCAACCAAGGTAAAAGCCGCCACCTTGCGCGAGGAACTGGACCGCACCCGCGCCGAAGCCACCGATTGGAAAGGCAAGTACGAAAAGTTGCAGGCCGAAAGTTCCAAACCCAAGCCCGACCCGGAAAAGGAGCAGTTGCTCAAGGACCGCGAAACCTGGAACAAGGCCCGCACCGACCTTGAAACCGAACTCAAGTTTGCCAACTACGAACGCAGCCAGGAATACAAGGACAAGTACCAGCAACCCTTTCTCAATGCCTACGCCCAGGGCCACAAACTCATTGCCGCGCTCACGTTCAAGTCTCCTGACCAAAAAGATGCCTTCGGGGAAGTCGTCGAAGCCGGCCAGGCCCGCAAGGGCACCGAGGCTGATTGGGACCAGCTTATGGCCATCACCGACGAGGAAACCGCCGCCACTTTCATTGCCGAACACTTCGGCCATAGTGCCGCCCGCGTCACGCTCATGCGCGACAAGGTGCTCGATCTCCACGGCCAGATGCGCGCCGCCGCCGAGGACTTCCGCAAACAATCCGGCGAACGCGAAACCCAGTTCCGCGATTCCGTCGCCAAACAGCAAAAGGAAATCAGCGAACGCTGGCACGCCGCCAATAATCGCGCCGCCGAAAAATACCCCCAGTATTTCGCCCCGGACCCCGCCGATCCCAAGGGCAATGCCCTCTTGGAACAAGGAATGCGTTTGACCGACCTGGCCTTTGGCGTCCTGGACTCGTCCGAATTTCCCAAGCTGCCCCAGGCCCTCCAGGACAAATTGGTCAATGGCCGGCTGCCTCCGGGCGAACTCACCTTGTTGCATAGCGCCATCCGCAACCGGGCCGCTGCTTATGACCGCCTCGTGGCCCGCCTGAATCAGCGCGAGGCCGAGAAAAAGGAGTTGCAGGCCAAACTCGACGGCTTTGAAAAATCCGAGCCGGGCCGGGGCCAGGCCCGCAAGGTCGAAGCAACCGGCAAAAAAGGCCCGGCCTCGTCCTTCGCCGAAATTGATGCCGAGTTCGACCGGCTCGCCGCCGGCAATGGATAATTATGAAAAACCCCACCGAGAAATTTCAATCCACCGTCATTGCCGCCGTCACCGAGGCCTCTCAAAACGGGGTTCATCCCGCCATCGTCTATTGCGTTCTGGGCGGATTGCAAAGCGACGTGCTCACCGCCATCAAACAATCCAACCGCATGGCCAAGGCGGACGCCGTTGCCCAGACCGCCGAAACCATCGTGAAATCCAACAACTCGAAACCGGCCCCGCCCGCTTCCCCCGCTCAACCCCCAACTCTCAACCCTCAACCGCCCCAAAATGTCATTCAACTACCAAAACCTGATTCCGCTGACTGACCGCGTCATCATTGAAACGGTCCAAGGCCCGGAAAAAACCGCCGGCGGCATCATCATCCCCGACCAGGCCCGGCAGAAGAACACCCAGGGCATTGTCGTTGCCGTGGGACCAGGCCGCGTGTCGGAACACGGCGTCACCATCCCCATGACCGTCCAGGTCGGCGATGAAGTCGTGTTCAACGAATACACCGCCAGCCAGATCAAGGTGGATGGCCATGACCTTTGCATGATCCACGAAAACGAAATCAACTGCATCGTAAAAAAATAAAACCTATGCACTACAAAAATGGCAGAGCCGCCCACATCGCCGAGCCGGTCATCGTCCCCCGTGACTACAATGGCAAGTTGACCGTGGGGGTCATTTACAACCTGCGCGAAGGTGTCACCTGTAATTGCGATGTCGCGGTCATCATCCCCGGCGGGGTGGCCCAATTGACCTGCCAGGATGTCTCCCAGCTTTACCACGCCGCCGACGCCTTCGCCGCCATTGAATTGCAAATTACCTGTCCTGCCGTGGAAGTGGCCGCGCCGCCGCCCGATGGGGCATCCTGCCAGACGGCATAAGTCCCATTCGTCCCCTGCGTCCCATTGCTTAAAACGTCAGCGCATGTTGCTGACGTTGCTCCCGCATTTTATTCTGCCGCTCTTCAAACCAATTCCAAACCCCGCCTTCAACCGGCACGTCCGCCCCCAGCCGCTTGATTTTGAACCCATGCCGCCGCGCCCCTTCCAGGGCAATCGCCAGCCAGTCGAACAGGTCCGGGCTTTTCCCCATCCGTTCTTTCAACTCGTCCTTCGGCTCCACTTCAATCTTGTCCCCGGCCACCGTCGCATACTCGCGCCAGCAACCCTCGGCCATCACGTCCTCCGGCAGCTCGCGCATCTGCCGGCTTTCAATCGTCTCCCGCACCGAAAACCACATCTCCGTTATGAACTTGCTGTAATGTTCATCGCACCGTTTCAGCCGCCGCCGTCCGTCCTTTTCCGTCACCCACAAATCATACCGCACCGGGCGTTGCGTCGTCCGCGCCCCGGCATCCACCGGCACCGGGGGATTGCTCCCAAACTTGCGCGCAAAGGCAAAACCCACCGTGCCCTTGCCGAAGGAATCATAAAAACAATTCTCCGGGGGAATGCCGTACTGCTCCAAATCGTCCTTCACCAGGTCCGCAATCTGATCTTCCGGCGGCAGGGTCGGATTCACCACAATCTTCAAAGTCCGGGGCGGATTCACCCGCAAAATCTGGGTGCCCTCCATCCCCTCGCCAAATTCAATCCACCCGCCCACACACCGGTCCCCGCCGCCATAGGCCGGATCAACGGAATAAATCCGGGTGCGCGGTTTGCCTCCCCAGATGGCCTTTTCCTGGGCTTGATGCAGCCGGCACAGCTGCCGCGTTATCACGCGCGAATGTTCCAGGCCAATCCGCATCCGGCCCATGATTTGCGTCTCGTACTCCGGTGAATTTTTCCCGTAATCATGCGCGATGATCCGCTCGTAAGTATGGCCAATGAGTCCGCGATACCTGTCCTCCGGCTCGTCAAAATTCGGACTGTCCAGGCCAATCAAATTCACGCACACCCCGCCCAGCAGCTTGATCGGCCAGATGGTGGTTTTTTCCAGGCCATCCACCGCCGGCCAGCCTTCCAACGGTTCCGCCACAATGCCGAGCTGGTCGTTGGGATCGTGACGCGGATTGCCCGACCCGACCACCTTCAACCCGCCCGCCCCCGTGTTGCTCCGCATGTTCGGCAGACAGCCCAGAAAAGTCGGGGCCATGAACTGTAATTCGTCACATTGGAAACGAAACCGTTTTTGTTTGATGCCCGCGAAGTTGCCCAGCCCCACCCATTGCTTGCCCACATAACAGGCCTTGCAGAAAATCCCCTTGCGCAAGTCCCGCGCGTCCTCACTGTCCGCCGCGCGGTCATCGGTGGCAATGCGCTGTTTGTATTCAATCAGGTGTCCCGCCAGCCACGAGTAGTTTTCCCGGCCCGCTTTCCACAGGCTTTTCATCTCCCCCCACACCGCATCTTCCAGTTTGTCCTTGGTCGTGCTGCTCACCAGCACCGCCGTCTCCTCCGGGTAACACCAGTAATCAATCAAACTGAACTCGCTCGCATGACTCGTTTTTTGGCTGCTCGCCGCCCCCATCAAAATCGTGATGCTGTTCTTGATGATTTCCCGGTAAATCAATTCCGACCAGCGGTGACAGTAACGCTCGGGCCAGATCAACTTGCGCGCCGCCAGAAAATGTTTCACCAGCTCAACAATGGCCGCCTGGCAGGACGGCGCTGCCGCGCCGCCTTCCCCCTCCAACTTTGGACTCTGGACTTTGGTCTGTGGACCCAGGACTGCTTTCCACCCGCGCCGGATCATGTTGAACTCAACTTGCAACGCATCCGGTTTGCGCGGCCACTTCTGCCCGTATTGATCCGAGTAAATCATTTCGTATGCCATCCTGAGCTAAAAAAAGGAGGGACAACTTTGGTGGAAGTTTTCAACCCTCAACCCTCAACTCTCAACTCTCAACCACTATCCCCCTAGACAATACACTTTTCAACGGTATCGTTAAAATAACGCATTATGAGCATTTTAAGCGATTGTTGCACTCCTTGTCCCTCCGTCCCGGCTGTCAACGTCCCCGGCTCCCCCGGCACCACCGGCCTCAACGCTTTTACCACCCTCGCGGCTCCCATCACCCTCCCAGCCCAAAATGCCACCGTCATTGTCACCGTGGCCAATACCCAATGGATGGCCGTTGGCGAGATTGTGTTCAGCAGTGACGGAACTCACCAAGGCACGTTTTCCGTGGTCAGTGTTCCCGCCGTTGCTCCCTTCACTTCCGCCACCTTGAAATTTTTGCTCTACGCGACGGATTCCGCCCAGGGCCAGATTATTGCCACCGGCTCTTTGCTGACCCCGGCAGGCATCCAGGCGGCCATCAGTTATCCCACCAGTGTCATCAATGGCGGCACCGGAGCCACCACCGCCAGCACCGCCCGGTCCAATCTCGGCGCTGCCGCCAACGGCGCGAACAGCGACATCACTTCGCTCAACGCCTTGTCCACCCCCTTGAGTCTGAGCCAGGGCGGCACGGGCGTTACCACCGTTGCGGCCCTGCTCGCCTTGTTGGTCATTCAAACCGGCACGGCCTTGCTGGCAGCCGGAACCTTTACCGTCAGCACCAAAAATATCACCAACAACAGCATTATTGTTGTCGGCCTTAAAGTCATCGGTGGCACCCGGACCAGCTTCGCCGGCTACAATCTGACCAGCATCACCAACGGCACGCCCGGCTCCTTCATCATTACGGCCGTCAGCGATGCCGGCGCAACACTGGGGTCCTGCACCGATACCGTCTATTATCACATCATTGGTTAATGTGCCTGCTGATCCCCAAAAATTGGTTTACGATTTTCTTGGCTCTTTCCCCCAGGGCATGAACAGCGGGGTGGACCCGCTCCTGCTCCCCCGCGCCCAACTGGCCTATGCCCAGAACGGAACCGTGCGCGGTGACTTTTTCCTCCAACGGCCCGCCTGTCAAACCATCAACCTGTCTTACGCCAATTCCGCCGCCCAAAACAACTTTCAAACCGGTTTGTTTCAGGGGGCCGGTTATTACCAGCCCGATTCCGGCGCGCAATCCGTCATGGCCCTGGTGGCCGGCCATCTGTTCCAGATCATCCCCGACCAGTCCGGCAATGCCACCATCACCGACCTTTCCATTCCCGGCAATCTCAATCCCGCCAATGTTACCCAGGCGTGGATGTTTCAAGCCGAGAATTATTTGATCTGCAATGACGGCGTAACTGCCCCGCTCATCTATAACGGCACCACTGCTTTCCGTTCCAACAATGGCCAGCAAACCTTGCTCGGCGTGGTCGGCACCAGTTTCACCGTCCCCGCCGTCGGGTCCGATGTCAATGTCACCTTGCAAAACCCGTTCTTGGGCACACCCGGCCAGACGATTTTAATTGGCGAAGCCACTTACCAGGTCGTTGCCCCCATCGGAACTTTTCAGGCTAATTTGACCAACGAAAATGATTCATCGGGCGCAACTTATCCCATCGGCACCAACATCATTCAGAACCCCAACGTCCTGTTTTATACCGGGCCAACCCAGTTCGCCAGCGTCATTGTCGCCTCCGCCGCCATTGCTCCCGGCGCGAACGTGGGGAATCTGAGTATTTCAACATTGGTGAATTATACCGGAGCCATCGGAGCCACCTTGGTTTGGGGAGGAATCACCTGGCAGGTCCTGGGCTGGGTTGACACCGCCGGGGTCCAACATGGTGGCGGCATTGAAGGCAGCAACATTCTGCCGTATGTCATTATTTCAAACACTCAAACCGTTCCCCAAGGTTGGAGTCAGACCATTTCCCCCTTTCAAGCCTTTTATACTTCCGGCTCAAACCTGCCCAATGTTACCGTGGCCACCTTGTCCCTGATGATGACCGCTCCCGGCCTGAATGCCACCATCACCGTCACCATTGCCACGGGTTATACCGGCCCCGCCAACCAGCCCGTCCAAATCGGCCAGTTCCTTTATACCATCACGGCCCTTGTGCCCACTTCGTCCGGTGCCACCATCACCGTCGAAAATGAGAATGATACGCCCCTCAATACCGTCACCGCGCCAACGAATGTCTATTCCATCCCCCAACTGCCCGCCGGCCGCATGGGCACCTACGGCATGGGCCGCATCTGGCTCTCCCTCCCGGATGGACTGAGTTTTATCGCCGGCGACATCGTCGGCGGCCAAAGCGGTTCCCTCCAAAATAACTTCCGCGATGCCGTCTTGAACATCACCGAAAATGAGTACCTCGCCGGCGGCGGCACTTTCCGCGTGCCCGGCACGGTCGGGTCCATCCAGGCCATGCAGTTCATCGCCCTCCTGGACGCCTCGCTTGGGCAGGGACCGTTGCAGGTGTTCACCAACCAAACCGTGTTCGGCTGTCAGGCCCCCGTTGACCGTTCCACCTGGCAATCCCTCACCAACCCCATCCTGGGCGAATCCCTCATCGGCTCCGGCGGCATCAGTCAGGACGCCTGTTCCCTCGCCAATGGCGACCTCTTGTTCCGTTCCGGTGATGGCACCGCCCGGTCCCTGCTCATGGCCCGGCTCGACTTCAACCGCTGGGGCAATACCCCCGTCAGCCGCGAAATGCAGCGCGTGCTCCAGCTCGAAAACCTCTCGCTCCTGTCTTTTGACAGCGCCGTGGTGTTCGACAATCGCTGGCTCCTGGCCGCCATGCCCACCCAAGCCCTGCGCGGGGTTTATTTCACCTCCATTCTCGCCTTGAACTTCGACCCCTTGAGCAGCCTCCGTGAAAAACAACAATCGGTTTGGGATGGTGAGTGGACCGGCCTCAACGTCCTCAAACTCGTCGCCGGCTGGTTCAATGGGGTCCGCCGTTGTTTTGCCCTCTGCCTGGGCACCGATCTTACCCAGATTGAACTGCACGAGATTCTCCCCACCGGCGCGGCCAATTACGATAATGGTTCCATCCCCATCCCCGCTTACTTTGAGTCCCCCGTGCTCGATTTTGGCGACCGCAAAGCCGGCACCCACAATTTCAAACGCCTCGATTACGGCGAAATTTATCTCGACTCCCTCGTTGGTCCCGTCCAGTTCCAGGCCTTCTACAAGCCGGATAAATGGCCCGCTTGGGTTCCTTGGTATTCCTGGACCCAATCCTACTCTCAACCCTCAACCCTCAACCCGCCACCGGCTCCCGATCCCGGCTTCCGTCCCCGTGTCGGCCTGCCCACCCCGGACGGCACCGTCTTTGACCCCGTCAACAGCCGCCCCTTGCGCGAAGGCTACAGCTTTCAATTCAAACTCATCGGCACCGGACCTTTCCGCTTCCTCGGTGCCCGGCTCGAAGCCATCGTCATCCATGAAACCAAACGCGCCCCGCCCGTTGACCCCCTGTTCTGACTATGAGCACGTTTGTTAAATCATCCGTGACTTTTCCCGATGCCACCCAGGTTTTTGGCGACAGTATCGTGTCGTTGCAACTGAACGGCACCAGCGTTTATGTCGGCATCGGAAGCACTCTCAATGCCTATAACTATTCCTTTGTGGATGCCGGGACCGCTTACCGCATGTCCCAGATTATTCTCGCCCTGGTCAACGGCACTCTGGCCGGCCAGATCATGCTCAATAACAATCCCACCACCTACACCATCTTGAGCATTACCCCCGCGTCCTTCGATATGACCACCGATCTGGTTACCATCACCGGCCTTGGTTTTCTCGCGCCCTTCATCGGTCAGTTACACATTGAGGACCTGATCGGCGGGCCGGATTCAAACGGATACTATATGAATTGCTCTTACGTCAGTCCCACGCAACTGACGGCCAGCTATGGCGGGCCGGGCGATGGCGTCATTTCGCCAGCAGTCATACTCTATTACCAGGACACCCTTGGCCTCCAATCCAACTTGATCAATGGAACCAATCCCAGCGGAACTTTGATTACTATTCCCTGACCCATTGCCAGCCGACCAAACCGGACTACTTTGTTTTTATGTTACTGACCTATGACGATATTAAAACTTCGCGCGTGCTGCAAATCGCTTCCGCCCCGCCCGGCAGTAACGAATTTCTCTCGCTGCTCAATGCCGGCATCCGTCAGTTGATGAACCGGGGTAACTGGTTCGGGACCGTCCAGCCGATGGAAGGTTGCGTCGTGGACGGCTGCATTGCCTGGCCGCGTTACGTCGCCACGCCCCTGGCCATCAATGTTTGTGGCCGGCCCACGGAAATGCAAAACCGCTGGTATCGCTTTCTGCCCTGGGACCCCGGCCATGTTGCCAATGCCTGCAATTATTTCGCGCACGGACGCGGCGGCTCCCTTACCGCCGAAATGGACGGGTCAACGCCCGTGTTCAATCCCATCGCCTGCAATGCCGGCATGTACCTCCAGTTTTACATTGATAACATCCTCGATGCCGGCGCTACCATCACCATTTTCGGTCTTGATGCCAACGGCCAGATCATCCGCACCCAACACGCCGACGGCGTCTGGCAGGAAGGCGTTGAACTTACCCTTGCCGTTCCCTACGTCCAAACCCCCATGCTCGTCCGCAAGGTGACGCGCGTGCTCAAGGACGTTACCAATGGCATGGTGCGCGGTTATCAGTGGGATGGTTCTTCCCTTTCCGGTTCCAGCCCGTTGCTGCTCGATTTGTGCGTCTATTCACCCGCCGAAACTTCCCCGGACTATATGCACAGCCGCCTTCATGGCTTCCGTCCGCACCAGGCTGGCTGCGCCTTCACCCGCGTCACCGCCCTCGTCAAGCTCGGCTTTGTGCCGGTTGTCAATGGTGATGATCTCGTGTTGATTGAAAATGAGGATGCCATCCGCGACATGATCATGGCCATCAAGGCCAAGGAAGCCGAGGATGTTGCCGCCGCCACCGCCTTCGAGGCCAATGCTTTCCGCGAATTGAACTATCAAATGCGCAACCGTTTCCCCATCGAACAATTCACCGCCGATTTCCGCCCCTTCGGCAGCGCCGGCCTTGCCCGTGTCACCAGCGGCTTTATGTAACCTATGGCCATGATCCGCACCTTCCCTTGGGTTGGAGTTCACGCTTTGGCGTGTGCTTCGTTGTTTCTCGCCGCCTGCTCCGCGCCGGCCAGGACCCCCGCCACCATTGCCCCGCCGCTGCCCGAGGCGAGGCTCCTGGTCGCCACCCCCCCGCGCGTGACCAAAATCGGCATGCTTGGTGATTGTGTGATTTACACCAACAACCTCCTCCATTTTTGCGGCACGAATTGTCCCGTTCCGCCCCTGACCAATTTTACCTTTCTTTTTTACCAAAATCCCATCCCGGCAACCAGCCCGACTCAGGTGCTCGCCAAAACGCTCAAGGGCACCACGAATTTCCGCGACTGGTATCTGGTGGCCAGCAATGTCACCTGGCGTTCCATCGTCGTCGTCCCCAACAACAAACCCTGCGAATTCTTCCGCCTCGAATAACCCTCAACCCTCAACCCTCAACCCTTTCATGGCCACCATCCCCTCTCTCGCCAGTTACAACGTCAACCCCTCACCCCTGACGGTTGGCCAGGGGGCTTACGGGGCCGTGCCCGGTCCCATTGGCCTGCCGCCCTCCACCTATTCTCAAGTAGGGGATGTCCTGCCCTCTCTCGACCAGCTAACCAGCCAGGCCGGCAATGTGGTTGGCAGTCAACTGGCCGGCCAGGTGCCCAGCGGCACCATCGGCCAAATCCAGGACGCCGCCGCCGCCTTTGGTGTGGGCAGCGGCATGCCCGGCAGCGGCTTGTCGGCAAACTTGGGGGCGGAAACGCTCGGCCTGGACGCAATGAAGTTGCAGCAACAGGGCCTTCAAAATTATCAAAGCCTCATCCCCTCCATCGGCAGCACCATGCTCAGTCCCAATCTCGTTTCCGGCATCGCTCAACAAAACGCCCTGCTCGGAGCCGCGCCCGATCCCGGCCAGGCCGCCAATGTTTTAACCAGCTTGGCCAACCCCAAGGGCGGCGGCGGCATAACCATCGGCGGTGGCGGGGGCGGCGGGGCCAAAACTGTTCCGGGCGTTACCACCAATAACCCCCAACTGGCCGCCCAGCAAGGTTTGCCATTGACCGGCGCAACGGGGACTCCGGCCCCGACTACCGGCAGCGGCACCGACGCTGCCGGACAATCCGCTGTGGACCTCCAAAGCTTGTTGAGTTATCTCAGCGGAAACAATACCGGGGCCGGCACTCCCACTACGACCGGCACCGGTGACGACTTTACCAATTCCCTCGACGCCATTTTGGCGGGTTTTAACAACCTCGGCCCCGGCGCCTCTGACTACGGCGCCTCTGACTCTGGCGCTAACCCATAACTTTTATGCCCCTCCCTCCCTGGCTTGACATCTCCCCGGCCCAATTCGGCCAGGCTGCCGCCGAAGGTTCGCGCATCCGTCTGCAACGCGCCCAACTCCAACAATCCGCCGCCGACTCTGCCGCCCGGCTCGGCATGGAACAGCAACGTCTCAATGACGCCGAGAAACAGACGGCGATGGATAACCAAATCCGTCAGCAACAAATCGCCGCCAACTTTCAGCGCGCCCAAACCCAAACCGCCGTCACCCAGGCATACCACCAGGCCATGATCGGCCTCGGCAAACAACGGATCGAAGATGCCGCCACCAAAACCGCCACCGCCCACCAGACCGCCGCACGAATGTTGGACGACCGCGAAAAAGAAACCTTTAAACGGGTTTCCGACAGCCCGGAACAACCGCCTAAACCGGCCACGACCGCCACCATTCCTTTTCTCTCCCGGCTTGGCATCACCACGGGCATCACGCCGGGGAATTCGTATCAACCCGGCATGGAAAAAGGAACCCTGACCGAAACCGTCAAGGCCCCGGTCGGCACTTCCCCCGCCGACGCCTTCCGCGCCGCCGCCCCCGGAGCGCCGGGCACCGCCCCGGCGGCCCCGGCCCCCAACGCAACGCCCAAACAATTCACCGATAAATCCGGGGCCGTTTTCTCCTACACCGGCACCAGCGACGACCCCGCCAGCGACCAGGACCCGTCTCACTGGCAAACCGCCGCCCAATAACGTCCTATGCCGCTGCCCGATTTTGACACGTTGGCTCCCGTTCAATCAAAATCCGCCCTCCCGGATTTTGACTCCCTTAAACCCTACGTCCCATCCGCACCGCGCTTCGACCCGTCCAAAATCCAACTCGACCCCTACCAGGACTATTACAAGAAAACCGGATTGACCGAACCGGCCAGTGAAAACTTTCAATCCTGGCAGTCCCGGCAACCGCCCGAAAAATCCGCCATCGGCCCGGCTACCGGAATTGGCGCGCTTACCGGCTTGGACCGGGCAAAATATTTTATTCAAACCAAGTTGGAGAAAGTGTTCCCCGGCATGGCGGAAAAGGGCAGCCCCTCTCCGGCCAGTGTTGTCGGTGGCGCGGCAATGGTTGCTCCCTTGGGTTTGCCCGAAACTTTGGGCAAATTGTTGCTGGGTTATTTCGCGTATCGCACCGCCGCCGCCCAGCCGGATATTTACCGCCA